TAAGACCACAAGGCTGCGGAAGAATTATGCTCTATCTGAACGATGAGAAGGACGAGGTCATATTACAGGTAGTAAGACAAGGACTGAAAGAAAAGTTTGCCTGGGAGAATATTTTAAGTTATCTCGTCCTGATCACAGAAGAGGAAGACGCAAAACAGAACTGGGAGGAGCTCTACGGACAGAAATATCCGGAAAAAGAACAGATTGCACCAGTGCAACCGAAGAAAGAGAAAAGAAAAGAGTCGAAGGTAGTAAAGGCGAAGCCGCCAAAACCAAAAAAACCGGAGAAACAGGAGACAGAGAAACCACTAGAGCTTCCAAACGACATTCCGGGACAGACAGAGATTGAGAAAGATTTTCCGGAAATGCTTCCGGAAGCAGGGGAAACACCGGAAATACGGAGCGATTTTATCAGAGCGGGACAGCACGAAGAGGAAAATTACACCAGTGCAATGCCGGAACCTGTGAAGATTGTGAAAAAGCCTGTGGATAATTCAGAGCAGATGGAAGAAAATGCGAGAAACACAGAAACGGGAGCCAATTCAGAACCGGTGGATAAGTCCGAAGAAGAACAGAATCCGGCCGGCAGCAGATGGGAATACATGAAGACAATGGAATCATACAAGATGGCACTGTACATGGCAGCGTCCGTGAAAGAGATGCCTCACATGATGTTGAACTCGGCAGAGTATTGGAAGAAATGGTTAGAAGAAGAGGTGGATGAAAATGGAGAAGAACTCAGTAAATAACAAAATAATCCATAGCTTTCGAGAGGTGGACTTATCAGCGATAGCGATACCATCAATTGCAATTTATAAGCACCCGCGGGATATACCGGATAAATATGTTGCGAGAGTCTATGCTTGCAGCAGTCCGACGAACATTATCATGCTGGCAGATTCCGCAGAAGAGCTGAGAAAAGACATTGAAGGAGTATGCGAACCGTGCATATGGTTTGATCGAATGCAAGGAGATCCGAAAAACTTAGTTGGGGTGTATATCTTATGAGCATCGATTATTCAGACATGGCATTTCCGAAATTAGCCTGCAAGAAAAAAAGGAAATCACATAAAAAGAGCATCCTCAAGAGTAGAAAGGGAGTCTGCTATCTCTGTTTGATACTCTATGACGATCCTTCCAAGAAGTACACAGAGGAACATCATATCATGTTCGGATCCGGACAGCGCGAACTATCTGAGGCAGATGGACTCAAGGTAGATCTGTGTCGGAATCATCACAAAGAAGGACCGGAAGCGGTCCACAATAACCGAGAAATGCGGGAACTACTCTGCAGAATAGCACAGACAGAATATGAGCAGACACATACGAGAGAAGAGTGGATGGCGAGATATAAGAAAAATTATTTATAGTTACCTCCGCTGAATGGCGTGGAGATAAAAGTATGTCACAATACTGCAACATGACAACAAAGACTTCCTCCCTGGATGCGGCAGGGAGGAGAAAGGAGCAGACAAGTGCCAAAAAGACAGAAATCAACAGCTTGGAAAAGCGAATTAGCTGAGATAAATGCAAAAGCAAGACAGGAAGGAATGAGTTATGGACAGTATGTGGGATTAATGTACTGCGAAGAAAGAGATGAAATGGAAAGAAGGAGAAGATATGACAGAAAGAGACGCGAGAGATTTGGTTGATTGGCTGGATCAGGCAGAAGAGGAAACAAAAGCAACAATTGCAGAGCATGAAAGAATCGATCCTTTTTATGACGGAGTGCTTTCAACGGTCCAGACAGTCCGTGAATATATCAAGAAAATGCGTAAGGTGGATGAAGCAGAAGGAGAGAAACAGATGAAAGAGATTATAACAGATAGCAAGTTTGAGCATATCGAAGAAATTAAGCCGTTTTTCTGGTGGACAGGAAGTTTGAGCATAGAGCAGGCAATCACACACTTGACAAAGCGGTACGATGAAGAGGAAGCACACAAACTGTTGGATGAAAAGTTAGAATTTGTGTCTGGCTACATGAGGAACAATCACGGAGCTGTCGAGCAGTACGGAATCTACCTCATTCCGGAATTCATGCTTGGATATGATGACATAGAGATTGTGATTGTAGCGGCATCCGAAAACGAGCGGGCTACGGTGGTATTCTCGGACATTCCGGTAGTTAAGCGAGGAAAAAGAGACGAAGAATAAATATTCTAAAAAGCAATTAGAAGAATTGTATAACTGCGAGATTTTCAAAGATACTGGTCTTGATAGCTGTACAAAGTTTTGGGTAGCGCAAGGTTTACCATTCACGGAAGATGGTGAAGATATATTGTTTACATACGCTGACGGATGGAATTTAAATGAGCTGCATGAAAATATCAGAGAAGAAATCAGAAAAAGTGTAATTGTGTTTGAAGGAGAAGAATGACAAGAGAAGAGAAAGAGAATCAAGCACAGCTTGAGTGGCTGCGGAAATGGAAAGAACGACGGAAGGAAAAAAGAGACGTGAGAAAAAAGTCACTGTTTTATAAGATTCTAAGGAAACTTGGAATTATAAAGGACTATGAGGAAGACATAAGAACAAGAATGGAGATGTGCGAAAGAGCAATAAAAGCAAATGTATGTCCTGAAGATTGTGATATTTGTGCATGGGATGTGAAAGGAGGGATTGATTACAATGGTTATATTACGATCAGTAGGAACAATAGGAAACCGTCTGAAGTATCTAAGAAAAATCAGAGGACTGACAAGAGAAGAGGCAGCAGTCAAGTTAGACATGAAGGAGGAAAGACTACAAGATCTTGAAACAGGAAGGAAAGGGCTGACGCTAGGAGAAGCAATCAAATATGCAGATACATATAATGTGTCCATAGATTATATAGCAGGGAGAAAGAAAGTTGAATATTGAAGATGCAATCAGAATCATTAAGGGGTTGGATACATCCAACAGTGAAGAAAACATCGAAGCAAAGAAAATGGCGGTTAAAGCATTAGAGGAGCAGAGACAAAAGAAAATTGAAACATGGAACGGACAAGCATCATGCCCACGCTGCAAATTTTGTGGGCAGGCTCTTGATTGGAGTGATGAACAGTGAAAAGAAGTACAGACACACGCTGGAGTCCAGCAGAGATCCAGCAGAACCAAAAAGAACATTATACTGATATGGCAGAACATCCGCCGGATCGGAAGGCAAGCGAGAAGTTTCACCGGCCGGCATACCAAGCAGGCAATCTGATCGAAGCGCAGGGGCAGCAGTTGTGGCATGGAGATGTAGCAGAATACTTGGCGAGAAAGTACAAGATAGGAGATGATGCCAATGGAGAAGAGACTGGAAGAGAACAATGTAAAAAACGAGAACGACAGGAAGAAAACCTATCTCAGGGCATACAGAAAACATGGGAAGAGAATCAAGAGGATCGAATTAGAGATTGAAGAGATCAGGAACATGAAGATGTATCCTTCATCGAATAATGATGGGATGCCACATGGATCCAATCAAAGCGATCTAAGTTCTTACGCGGCAGCTCTTCAGGAAAGAGAGGACAAGCTGTATCAAGAGGGAGTAAAGCAGGTACAGACCTATAAGGACATAGAATACAGAATTAATGAGTTAGATGATCAGGACGAAAGAGATGTTATGTTCTACAGGTATATCAAAGGATTTGAGTGGTGGAAGATAGCACAACTCATGGAATACAGTGAGAGCTGGATCTACGAGTTACATGGGAGAGCACTGAAAAAGATTCAAATTAATTAAAGAGTGGAGTTCACTGGAGTTTTGCTCATGCTAATATGGTATTGTCGAAAGACGGACAGATACTTCTACAATACTCCTTGGAAAAGACACCTGAATGCCAGCGGGTGTCTTTTGTGCGTGAGGGAAAGAAAATGACAGACAGAGAAGCAAAAGCATTTTACAATGCAGCGGCATGGAAACATAAGAGGATGCAGATTCTTGAGAGAGATCACTATGAGTGCCAGGACTGCAGAAAGAGATTAAAGGATGCAGTGGCAGCGGGCCGCATCCTGCAAGGAGAAGACAGAAAGATCAGAAGAGCTGAAGAGGTGCATCATATTGTTGAACTAAAAGAGCATCCGGAGCTAGGGTTGGAAGATGACAACCTGATCAGTCTATGTGTGAAGTGTCACAATCTGCGACATGGAAGGACTCCAAGAAGATTCCAAAGAAAGAAGAAGCTTGCGAGCAAAGAAAGATGGTAGCTACACTGAGGACAGACATAGCTTAGGAGGAGACAAGCGGACGGTGCAAGCCGTCGCATGTGCGGTTCGAGTCCGCAGCTGTCCTCAATTTTTAAATAGACCCCCCGGTAAATTCTCAGCGATTTTTCCTAAGTGAAGAACGGGGATGTAGCCATGACTCTGGAGAAATTTTAAAATCTCGCGTGAAAAGGGCAGGGGGGGTCAAATTTCAGGACTCACTATAAGAAGGAAAGTTTTCAGATAACTTCAAAAAAGGCTTAAAAAGAGCGAAAAAAGAAGTGAAAAATTGATAAAAATGGCATGATTTGAGTGAAAAAGGTGGTGAAAAGATTGACTCAGAGGAAGAAAACACTGACACAGACGGAGATAAAAGAATCGTTAGTAAAGCAGTTGAAGTTGCGTGGAATGAACGCAGAATTCTATAAGGATTTAGTTGATGATTATGTATATTATTGGTCATTGAAAAAGAAATTGATTGCAGATATTAGAAAAAAAGGAATCCGGTATGAAGCCATCAATGGAAATGGTGTGAGTGTGGAAAAGGCAAACGAATCTGTAGTCAATCTGCAAAAGACCACAGCAACTATGCTGAAAATCTTGGCTGATCTGAAGCTGAAAGAACCGATACCAGAACCGGAGAATCCGACAGATGGTTACCTGTAAAGAGATTGATAATTATCTCAAGTATGCCGAAGAGCATCCGAAATGGATAAATAAAAAGAGAAAATTACTGATAGAAAACATCGTGAAGCCGACATTGAAGCAAAACGATGTTTTTTTTGATGAAAAAACATATAGGAACTGCCTACAGTACTGCAAAACAAATTACTACGAACTATTTCCATTCCAAAAGTTCATTTATGCGTTTGCATTTATGTATGTAAATGACATTCCAGTATTTTCAAAGTTCTTCATCAAGGAAGGACGTGGAAATGGCAAAGATGGATTTATCGTGCCACTGGTAAATTTCTTTCAGACTCCGCTCTACGGAGTGAAAAATTACCATGTTGAAATTGTGGCGAACTCAGAGAGCCAGGTTAAGGACACATTCAAGGTAGCTTATGACATGCTACATGATAATCCAAAATTCAAGGGAAAGTTTTCGGTCACAAAGGAACTTATCACGAACCTGGCAACAGGATCGGAGATGAAATACAACACTTCGAACGCAAAGACCAAGGATGGTAAGCGAACAGGATGTCTTGTCCTGAACGAAATCCATGCCTACGAGAACTATGACCAGATTAATGTATTTGAATCCTCTTTTGGTAAGGTCAAGCATTCGAGAGAGTTTATTATCACAACAGATGGCTATGTCAGAGACGGTCCGTTGGATGAAATTTCGGCAATGTGTGCAGAAATCTTGGAGACGGGAGAGAATCTGCTAGGGTACTTCCCTTTTATTTGC